CGTCTTGCACAAAAGTTATAACATGATTCCTGTTAACAGTAACTTCAGGACCGTCATTAAACAACATCCAATACGAACATCGAATAAGTTCATGTCCAACAGGACTAACGATCCTATGAATCTGTACAGGATCACTCAACGTAACTTCGTCCTTAGAAGCTGTGACTACTTTAGCAATGATCTCTTCACCATTAATAAATTTTACTACTGCATAGTCTCCCATATATATTTCCTTATTCTCTAAGATCTACTTGATACATTTTATATGGAAATTGCTCTTCATTGTATAGCTTCAACCTCTCAGTAAAATGTTGCAACGAATAGTTCTTTCGTTGATTGTATCTTAAATCATCTACCAAATCGAACAAACGAGCCTCACGCTTATTGCTTGCTCTTCGAAGTCCACGTCCAATTGATTGTAGATTTCGCACTCTGGACTTACTCGGACTGGCGAACACGATGTTATGCAAATTACGAATGTTAACACCAGTACTAAAAGTACCATATGATGCAACGATAATAGAATTCTGTTCTTTTTCAATTATCTGCCTTACCTCGTTCCTGTCTTCCCCTTTCACTCCACCGTGTATAAAAAATACGGGTCTATCTTTAACATCATTAAGCATATTATATAATACTTTCCCGTGCTTGTCAACATAGTTAAACAATGCTAAAGTGTTACCATCTAAACTTTTACACAGGTTACAAATAAACGTATTGCGTGCAACATTTCTTACTATATAGTCAATCTCATCTTGATAAGTTGCTCCCTTCAGCGTCTTACATACTGACTTAGGATGCTTTAATGTAATAATATTAATCTTAAACTCAGCAAGATGCTTCTGTTCTATAAGGTCTATTGTTGTAGTGACCTTTTCAACAGGGCCAAACAAGCCCTCCAATATTAACTTATGAGTTACAGTACCGTCTAGGGTACCAGTAAACCCAAATCTCCATGGACAATCAGTTAGCTTAGTCATAATATTTACCAAAGACTTAGCTTTGAAAAGATGAGCTTCGTCACCAATAACCACCTTAAATTGACTAAACCATTTCTTTGGCATTTTATATATTGATTGCCAAGTAGTAACAACTACTTCAGCATCCGTTTGTTTATCAGCTCCTGCCGTGATTTTATGGACCTTATCTTTATATCCATAGTCTTTAAAATCAGATTCCATTTGATGTACCAATGATGTTGTTGGAACAATGATAAGTTTTTTTGCAGGGTAAAACCTACTAAGCATATAAATGATAAGAGACTTACCAGATGCAGTGGGAGATAAAAGTAAACATCTTTTATTTCGTATTGCGTGTGCGACAGCTTTTCTTTGGTAGTCTCTAGGAGTAAGCGTTAATCCAATACTTTCTACAAGATCATCAATTTCGTTTAATGAAAACTCTTGTTGGAAAAATGACCTATCTTCTTCGATATTTAATTCATAGCTTCTCTGTTTACAAAATTCTTCAAGTTGAGGATATAGACCAAAATATATAGTCTTGGTCATTTGATTAAACAAACGAATCTTTCCATCCCAAAATCGATTTCTAACCTGAGGCATAAACTGGGCACCAGGAACCATAAACGTAAAGTAATCGCTTAGCTCCTGACTAGTACCGGGATCGCAATCTACTTTTAGATACACATCATCTATTTTTGATACATTAAGCATATAGCTATTTTATATGAGCCCTATCTCGAGCTTAGCAGCCTCAGACATACTATTTTGATCCCATTGAGGATCGAAGGTAACTTCTACTACGCATCCAACAACACCTTTAACATTTAATACAGCATCTCTTACCCACACAGGCATCTCTTCAGCAACGGGGCACCACGCGCTCGTTAATGTCATAAGGATACTACAATTTTTCCCTGTTGATTTCCGCAGAGGGTTCCATGTTGGAAACGCGTCCTCGAATGAAATGTCATATATTAATCCCAGTTCATAAATATTAACAGGCATCTCTGGATCATATACAGTTTTGAGTTGTTCTATAACTTCATCTTTTAACATACCAATACTCCCTATTTAAAATCATAAAGTAACTTAAAACCCATGAACCCCAACAATGTCAGGCTTAAGCCACGGGGCATCTGGATTTTCAGATGGAATATTAGTTGTAGTAAGATAAGATTTTTTTATAGCAATCAAATTTGAATCATGATCATCTTTGTTTTGTTTAGGAAATTCAAACCATCCCACCTCGTGGCCACGTTCACTTAATTCATTTACATATTCCAAAATCTTGTCTGGTGGTTCATATACATCTGTAACATCTTCAATCATATACCACCCACCAGGTTTCAAAAAATCCCACAAGTTAATTACCGTAGCTTTCTGTCCACTTGCGAAATGATTACCGTCATCAAATATAATATCAAAATAGTGATGGTACTTATGATGATTAAAATGTTCGGCCAAATGATATATGCTTGTTGTATCACACCAGTTCAATTTTATTCTATCTGATTCAGGGTGCGTAAACAATCTTTTAATTTTACGTTCGTATTGAAAACTTTTATCAACACCCTCTATTTGACTATTAGAAAAGAATTTAGACCAAGCATGTAATCCCAATCCAGCAAAAACACCTACCTCTAAAACCGTTTGAACATTCTCTCTACCTGGCCCTAACAGCTTACCATATGGCCGATGATAATTATGAACAAACGAACCTCTATCAACTTTATCTAATCGACCATAAGCAACTTCAAGCATTATTTTATCTAATGCTTCACCGTGTTCATCAATATAATCTGGTTCACAAATCTTATATGCCGACTTTAAACTTTTCCCAATCGATTGCATTTTTTATATGAAATCCTCTAATATTAATTGTTTTAATCACACTCTCCAAAAAGTCGATCTTCTCTTTTTGGTATGCCGTTTTCATATTATGTTCAATAACTTGCTTATCACTATCGATGTATAAGGAGAGCTCCGATTTCAATATCTTTAATGGATTCGGTTCCCACCCTCTATCGTCTAAATCTTCTTCTGACATTATCCCTTGAAAATAATCCCATTTGTCTTTATACAAAACCTTATATTCACTATCAAGTCTTCTCAGTTTTAATCTCTCGAGAGCAAATAATTTATAATATTTATAATGGAGTTGCGAAATTATTGCAGAGGCTTCGCCCAACTCTGATCGATCGATCTGACTGTCCACCTTCCATAATTCAAATAATTCATCTAATGTCATACTTCACCTCCAACATATAATATATAATATAGTACAAAACTATACTGAAGTCAACCAGTAATCCTTACTGAAGTATTGGAATTCCCACTACCAGAAATAGTAAATATCTTGAATTGTCTAAACCTAAAGGACGCAGTCGCTTCAATGAAATCAACATCGGTTGCTCTTGTATCAAACTGCAAATCTGATATCGATGTAGGAAAAGCATCTTCAAAATTAATAGACATGTTGGGATTTGATGCAGAATTTAAAACAGTTAATGTTGCATCGCTCGTCGCTCCCTCTCCTAAAGATCTTCCTGTTCTCTGAACGTCCTGTGGTCCTGTCAACCCTTTCAAACCTTCTTGATTATATAACTGTTTTGCCTGATTAAAACTTTCTGGAAAACCAAGATATTGAACCCAATTAAATAATTCAATATAATTTTCCATATTTTCATCAACCCTAAATGAAAGTGTAAGATCACCAAACGTCATATGGTCTCCCGGAATAGGGATATTAATAAAGGGGCTAGGAATTACTGCTTCGCCTAATTGTACTCCTGGAAGGTTAATAGACTGAACAAAATAATTCACACTGGGTAATTTTCGAAAACGAAAATCAAAACCTAGAGGTGATAGGAACTGTGGGTTAGTCGGTTGTGTAGTTAAAGCTGCCATTTTTTAATCCTCATATTGGGTCTCGACCTCCGTGTCTTTGCACTCTAATATGTGGATGGTGCTTTGCGGCGTCCCTCGCAATTTTTCTAAAATGTTTCTCATGTACACTTTGATGAACAGAGATATGTGTCACGTGTTTCATTGATATGCTACCCTTAACAGATTCTTCGGACTCAGATCTTCTCTGTTCCTTATCTCTCGTGTCATCATCATGCCTGCTAGCATCACTTTTTCCAATACTTCCTCCTGCATGAAAATCAGTTGGTTGAATTTTACTATGGTGTTTCAATTTATCGTGATCTATCTTGAGGTGCACATGATAATCTTTTACATGATGCTTGGATCGAGTCGTTGATGTTCTACCACTCTCATCAGATGGTTCTATCTTACCCTTTCTTAGCATATTAGAAACATTGTCATGGTGAGTACCATGATACAATGCAGCACGTGCTTGCTCTTCAATATATGTTTTGAGATTAACTAGCATTTAATAACACTCTATACAACCCTTCCTTATTAGTGTATGCTACGTTAATTTGATTTATAGTAGCATCTATCTCTTCATACCAAAAATTTAAAAACTCATGAACCCTCGGAAGTTCAGGCACGACGTCTCTACATTGCCAAACAAACTCTTGTATTAGCCAAGTGTGGTTTGGTCGATAATAAAATATTTGTGTGGTAACTGTGCTCTTTATTATCATGTACTATTTATATGATAATAGTAATGCCATCCGTATATACAACCCATTCTGAATCTGTTTAAAATATATAGAGTTATGTAAACTATCTACCCATTGAGGCAACTCTTCGTTTCTAGGAAACGGATGCATTATTATACATCCTTTCTTGAGCGCTTGCGCATGCTGTATTGTAAATTTATAGGCACCTTCGCTGCCTCTTTCTCTTTGCACTCTTGTCATATAAAGCACATCTGCCGCAGGGAGATGTGGTAAAAGATCATTATATGTATTACAATACACTACTTTGTTCTTTTTGTCAACAGCTTTTGCCAAACCATGAATCGTTCTACTGTTGACAATATCGCCAGCAAACACTATATTCAACCCATGTAATCTCTTTTTTGCTTTACGTATTGTATATAAATCTATTAATGTTTGAGTGGGATGTTCGCCATTTCCATCCCCTGCGTTGATTATTGGTACACTACTTACTTTAGCTGCCTTTGCTGCATCGCCTGCATTCTTAGTTCTTAGGACTATAAGATCACTATAACATCCCATTGTTCTTACCGTGTCCTCTATATTTTCTCCTTTAGCAACACTACTATAATTAATCTCATTGATTGGTATAACCTGACCACCAAGTTTTATCATAGCGCTATAGAAACTAGCTGATGTTCTGGTGGAGGGCTCATAAAATACATTAGCTAGTATTTTACCTGCCATGGCTTGTGTTGATATTGCGGTAGGATGGATAAGTTCGTCTGCTAATTCGAACAATGCTGCACGCTCACCGGGTTCAAAATCGTCAATTGATATAAGATGCTTCATTTACATTCCTAAAAAAAGGGGGGCCAAAATTTTGACCCCCCCCTAAGTTAACTTTTCTTTTTCCT